TCGCCTTCAGCACCTTCTGGCTCGTCTCCTCGACGCCCCAGCCGGAGCGGATCGCCTCCCGCTCGATCTTGGGGAACTCCCCGGCGCAGACCTCCTGGATCGCGGCCACGCGCTCGCGCTCCGCGGCCACGGCCCCCTCGGCCGCCTCCCGGGCGGAAGGCGCAGCCGCGGTGACGGTGCGCGGCCCGGACGGCCCCTCGGCCGCGCCGTCGCCGGCAGCCGCAGCCTTTGCCGGCGCCTGGGGCGCCTTCGCCTCAGGCTTCCGGCCCTCGGCCGGGTCAGTCTTGCCCGCCGAGGTCTGGGCGGCAGCCGGAGGCTCCTCGCCCTTTTCGAAGGCGGCCTTCAGCACCGCCAGCCGCTCCTCGCCGAGGCCCTCGGCCTCGATCCCGTGCTCTTCCAGCCACTTCTCGAACTCCATCGCCTTCCCTCCGTACAGGTTGAACCTTGCCGCGAGCTTCAGCCGCGTTGAGGCGTCCGCGCCCACGGCGACGACCGACACCTCCCGCAGAATCGACTTCTTCACGTGGTAGAAGGGACCGTCCTGCACCTGGCCGTTGACCGACCGGCTCCCGCGGACCAGCTCCGAGTCCACGACCTCGGCGCCGATGGAGAGCTGCCAGTCCGCTCCGGCCCGGGCCTGCTCCACGATCCCCTGCGCCTGACCGCTCGAGGAGAGGATTTCCCCCTCGATCACCAGGGCGCTGTCCTCCACCCGGCCCCGGACCATGCCCACCCGGCTGCCGGTGCGGTTGTCGTGGTTGGTCAGAAGCGGCACGCTCTCCGGGATGGCGAGCCCCGAGAGGTCCACGACCACCGGGAAGCGCCAGCCGGGCAGCCGCATCTTGCCGCCCGAGTAGGCCACGCCCATGACGCGGAGCCGCCCGGCCTCGCCCGCGGCCTCGACCATCACGAACTCGTCGGCGGCACCCTGGGCCTTGTCGGCGGCGGGCTCGAAGAGGATGGGCTTGTGCCCGTGGTCCTTCAGCCAGGCCTTGGCCTCGTCCGCGGTGTACTTCGCCGCGTCGAACCGGATCGCCTGGATCTCCACCTTCCCGTCCCGGGTGATGCCCCAGACCACGTCGATCCCCGGGCCGAACTTGTCGTTCTCCCGCCGGAACTGGACGTACTTGGCCGGGTCGGCCAGCCGCGCGGCATGCTCACTCGGGTAGGGCATTGCTCCCTCCCCAAGCGGGCGCCGCGGCGGCCTCGCTCAAGCCAAGCTCCTTCATCAGCGCCTTCTCCCGCGAACGCTGCCGAAGCTCGGCCTCCCAGTCTTTCCCCTGCCGCGCGAACTCGTTCGCCAGGGTGGTCGTGTAGTTCCGCAGGCGCGTCTCCTGCGCCGTCGCCTCCTTCGCCGGGTCCACGTGCTCCTGGCCGTCCCAGAACCACTGGTGGTCCGGCAGAATGCGCTCCAGGCCCTGCGCGGGCACATAGTCCACCGCGCCCACGGCCAGCGCGTACTCCCAGAGCCAGGCGGCCAGCACACGGTCGAGCACCCGGCCGGCGGTGAACGCCTGGTCGACGCGGATCGACTTGAAGTAGGTCTGGTGGTCGAGACGGCCGGAGGCGTAGTTGTAGCCCGAGGAGTTCCCCGCGGCGACGTTGAACGGGATGTTCAGACACCGCGCGATCTCGTTCAGGATCTCGTGCTTGAACTCCGCATAGGTCGTCGCCGGCTGCATCGGCTCGACCTGAGCCATCTTCCAGCCGCCGGGCATGGTCAGCAGCATGTTGCGCTCGAGCTCGATGCTGTCCATCGGCTCGACCTGGTCGGCCTCCCCGTTGGCCGGCGCGTCGGTGTAGAGCACCCCCGCGAAGTCGGCCGCCGCCTCCGCCGCCGCGATCACCGCCAGCGTGAAACGCCGCAGTTGCGCGAAGAGCGGCAGCGCCGGCATGATCTCCGGCAGCCCCCGGTGCTGCCCGGGGCGGTCCTGACGGAAGACGTGGATCATGTGCGACGCCGGGATCGCGAAGTACTCCTCCCGGAGCCGCCGGTAGAGCGCGCCAGGATGCTCGGCCAGCACCCGGTAGCCGACAGGGTTGCCGAACTCGTCCAACTGGATGCCGTCGACCTCGGTTGCGTCCAAGAGGCCCCCGTAAGGGCTCGTCACCTGGTCGGCCTCCACCAACCGCAGATCGAGCTTCACCGGGTGATCCAGGACGGGGTTGTTGACCAGGATGGCGAACGCCTCGCCGTCCTGGCACCGCGCCATCCGCATCGTCCGGAGCTTCTCGGCCAGCCCCACCGCCCGCGCCCAGCGGTCGAACTCCCGCTCGACCTCGCTGTTGCCGGCATCGTTATCGGTGAGCATCTGCAGGCGCGGACCGGTGCCGACCGTGTCGTTGGCCAGCGTCAGCACGATCCCGCGGGCATAGCTGTTGTTGGCGATCTCGTAACGGCAGCGCATCCGCAGCGTCCGGCGCACCTCGGGGCTGGCCGCAGAGTCCGGAGAAAGCGCGTCCGCGTTCGCCCAGTGGCGGCGGTTGTCGTCGGTCGTCGCGGCCGAGTCGAACCGGGCGCGCAAGCGCCGCACCGGCACCGCCCTCCGGTGCGAGAGCACCACCGACTTCCGGTCCGCGGCCGTGGCGACCATCAGCAAGCCCCCGGCGGGACCATCTTGGTACGCCGCACGCCCAGGCCATTGCGCGCCGCGTCCTTCGAGGCCAGATACCGGTCGGCCTCGATCTGCTCCTTCAGGGAGTGCTGCTCCATCTCCCCGGAGTCGCCCTTGGCCCGCTTGGGGCCCCTTGCGTTCCGGCGGATGGAGTTGGCGAGATCTCTGCCCATCGCACGGCTCTCCCTGGCGGGCCGTCCTGGTCCACGAGGAACAGGGCGTACCACCTGCCAGGGCGTTACTTACCCGGCGAAAGCGCGAAACGTCGGCGGGAGGGTCATTTTCTGGTCGATTGTTACACCGGTAGAACTTGGAACGCCTTGCGCACAAATTGAAGCCTATGTTGAGGCCCCGGACCGAGGCCCGTTGACGAAAGACGAAGCCCGGCCATAATCTGCATGCACGGTCGAACAGCGCGGTCGTCTGCAAGCCCTTTACATCTACGCGCTTGTTCCGAGCATCGTTGGCCAGCACGGAGGATGCGCCATGCCAGTCCCAAAAGGAGAGCTGCTTGGAGCGATGGGGTCCCCGTACACTAACGAAGTGGTCGCCCGCCTGCGCAGAATGGCTCATATTCCTCGTCTGCAGCTTGAGAACTTGGCGCGCGCGGCACTGTCTGAGAACTGGGGCAATGACCTCTATGTACTTGAGAAATACCTAGCTGTTCACGTGGCGTGGAGCATCGAACAAGACCGCTTCACTGCCAGCGAGAATCAACTCTTCGTTACAGCTGGGCACCTGCAAACGCGCTACGGAACGCCATTGTACCTGGTATTTGAGCGCAACACGAACGTGGGCCGGCAACCACTTTACTGCGTACACTGCGGTTCAGACGTCTCGGCACCTTCGCTTCCAACGCCACCGGACCTCCCGAATCCACCTGAGATCCCGCGAGGAGTCGAAATCGTGATGTTGCACGACCACATCCTTCGCGATAATGCAGGTCGCGTGCCGTTTCTCGGTGATACGCCCCCCGTATCGCAGATGTGCGCGGTTTCAGGTGCAATCCAGTGGTCACTGAATCGGGGTTTGCAGCTGCCTTATTGGTACTTCGGTGGCATGAACTACCTTGTGCCTCTGTACATGCAAAGCCGCGAGAACATCACGCTTGCACCGGACCTCATCGCCCCGATCCAGGTCACTCCGGAAGCGTTGATGGTTCGAACCGTGCTGCTTCCACACATGCCATATGCGAACGCCAGAGTCTCCGTAAGAAGACATGATCAGCTACCGCACTGGATGCTGGACGCCTGGAATGTCGCTGCGACCTCGGTAACTCCGACGCAAATCGATAACCCAGAGCCAGCGCCATTGCCAGATGCCAATCAACCGCCTGCTCCGGCGGCCCCTGCGGACAAGGCGGCGTCGAAGTAGATGGCGTAGTGGCCACGAGTTGTCGAAGGCAGCGTTGCATGCAATCTACTAGCCAGACCTCCGCCGTTGGAGTCTATAGCCCCTCGTGAGTCGTGATCCGTCGCCCGCAGTACCTGCACTCACGCCTGCGCCGAATCCTGCCGCCTGACGCGGGCCTCGTGTAGAGGACCTCGAAGTGCCTGCACCCGCACCGCGGGCACTCCAGCCCCCGCTTCTCCTCGGACTTCTTGGTCTCCACGGGCTCGCCCATCATCGCTTGCCCCGCTGAATGTCCGACAGCTTCACCCGCGCGCGCCGGACGGCCTCCCTGGCATCCGTCCCGGGCAGGACCGCGCCCTGGACCGACGCGGCCACGGCGCAGCCCACCAGGCAGTCGAGCCAGTGGTTCTCGACGGCCTCCGGCCGGAGCTTCCACTCGTCTACCACTCGCCCGCGGCCCTCGGTCTTGACCCGGTACTCCGCGGTCAGGTGTTCGGCCAAAAGCCGGTGCGCCTCCGGGTCGCGGCCGAAGAGCGACAGGCAGCCCTTGTCGCCCATCGGCACGGCCAGGCGCGCGTGGACGAAGCTCTTCCAGTAGTTCGAGTCGAAGACCACGTGCCGGACGGCGCGGCGGCCCTGCACGTTCGGGATGCGCCAGTTGTGGCCGACGCGGTCGCCGCGCTTACGCTTGTACTCGCTGAACGGGATCGACGAGGCCCCCACGAACCGCCCGTGGCTGGGCAGCAGCACCGCCGCGTGCCGGCTCTGACGACAGAACTGGTAGACCACGTCCGTCGAGGTGCCCCAGTTGGCGTCGATCAGACACCGGTCGATCCGGACCATCGCCCCGTCGTCCCGCCGCCACTCGCGCTCCAGGTACTGCCCGGTTAGCGCCTCCAGCCCCGCGTAGATCGCCCCCTCCAGACCGGCGCCCTTGGCCACGGTGCCGAGCGTCCGTTGCGCGTCCCGCAGCGTGAAGTAGGGTCTGCGCTGGTCCGGATAGGCGCCGTAGTCGATCACGTACCCGGTGAAGTCCTCCTCGAAGGCGGCGACCAGCCAGAAGAGCAGCTTGCCCTGCACGTCGATGAACATCGCCAGCTGCGTGGCGCCCACCGGCAGCTCGCCCCGCCGCATCCCGTTCGTCTTCCCGGCGATCTGGTCGGCCGAGAGCAGCCCCTCGTCCTCCACGCCCTTCTCCGGCAGCGGCTCGTTCTGGTATTCGGCGAAGAACGCCGCCTCGTCCTGCAACTTCAAGTTCATCGCATGCTGGACGGCCGAGGCCTCGTCGTGGTTGAACCGCTCCGGCCAGGCGATCTGTGCGCCCTCGTCGAGCGCCTCGCGGTTGGCCAGGTAGAAGGCCGTCGCCTCCCGCATGTCGCCATGCATGCGCAGGGATTCGGCGCGAACTTCCGCGTACTTCGCCCATAGCTTCTCGTCCGTGGGGAACCCGTAGACCATCCGGGTCCTCTCGCCATTCCATTCCGGGTGCTTCTCGCGGTCGAGGATGTTGTCGGCCATGTCGCCCGGGCGGATCACGGTGCAGGGCATGATCCCGGAGATCTTCTTCCCCGGCCCGGCCATGCCCAGCACCGCCCCGGCCAGAATCCGCTCCCGCGTGGCGCACTGGGACAGGCTCCGGGCCGACTCGTCAGTCTGCGGGTCGTCCAAGACCACGAGGGACGGCCGCACCGTCTTGCCGTCGGCCCGCTTGTACTTCATGCCTCGGATGCGGCCGGTGATCCCGGCGACCTTGATGATCGCCCCGCTGGCCAGGCTGTCCGGGATGGTCGGCAGGACCACCTCGTTCGCCGTCCAGCCGATGTGTGTCCGCTCGCCCTTGTAGAGTTGCCCGGAGCACCGGTTGGCGATCCCGTCCAGGCACCGAATGGGATGGGACACCTCCGGGAAGTCCGAGGCGAGCAGGTCGTTGCCGTCGAGCTCCATCTTGATGCTTTCGAGCATCTCGACCGCATGGACCTCGGACGCTCCGATGAGGCAGACGAAGTCCCGGTGCCCGCAGAGCACCGCCCAGAGGCAGGCGCACTCGGTGATGGACGTCTTCCCCGACCCGCGCGGGAGGGCCATCGCGAATAGCCCGCCGTGTAAGACGGCCGCCTCCACCTTGGCGATCACCTTCAGGTGGTCCGGCGACCAGGGCAGGTGGAACGTGAGCGGGAAGTAGGTCTCGCAGAAGAACCGGAACTCCCGCTCGGCCCGGGCCCGCCGTTCCGGGTCGCCAACCGCTGGCAGCTCGCCGATGTCCCGACCGGCCAGGGCCTTCACCCGGTTCCGCGCCGCCTGGGCCTCCTTCATAGCCTCGTACTCGGCCGCGGGATCTTTCACCGGCCTCGGCTTGTGCCGCTCGTCGGCCAGCCAGGCCACGTACTTGAAGAGGTCCACCCGCCGGCCGTCGCCGATCCGGAAGCCGGCGCGGGTCCGGTGTCGGTGGAGCTGCCGCTCCTCGATCACCGCCCCGAGCGGCGTGGAATTGAGGAGCCGCGCCAGGTCGCCGGGCTTAAGTTGCCGGGGGTCAATCGCCACGGCCGGCCTCCTTCGCAAGCCAGGCCGCGTAGTGCAGGAGGTTCACCGTGCCGTCGGGGTTGACCGGCGCGCCGGCCGCGATATCCCGCCGCAGCGCATCCTCGGAAACGTGCCGCGAACCGGCCTTCCGAAGCACCGCCAGAAGGTCGGAAATGGCCAAATGACTAGGCGTAAGCGCCGCATTATGGCCGGTTGCGGACATGCCGAATCCCCCCGATTACTGGCGAATTGACTTGATGTTTCGACCGAAACATGGCACTGTGTGTGTAGAAGGCAATACCAAGAGCGCATTGAGCGCCGGAAAGGAACGGAGGAGAAAGATGGACGCCAAGACCGCCAAGAGAAACGAACGCCGCGACCTGGAAC